AAAAAGATGGCAGACATTGCCAAGTTTGGATTTCAATGCGACGCAGAATCTGCTGCCAGTAATCAACGTATCATTCGTACCACACGGCATTGGCTCAGTCAACGCCCTAGAGCAGCTGAAAACAGCCTGTTGATCATTCAGTGGAGCACTTGGGAAAGACAAGAATGGCTAGTCGATGGTGTATACTACCAGGTCAACGCCAGCGGTGCTGATCATATTCCCGAGGGCCATCAACAGACCTACAAAAAATACATTGCTGACATCGACTGGTATGATGTTTGTGTCAAAGCCCATAAAATGATTTGGGATTTCCACCAAGAGCTACAGCAACAACAAATACCGCATGTATTTTTCAATGGTAATACTGCCTTGGAAGAAATACCCCTGGATCAAAGACACGATTGGGGATCCAGTTACATGGAACCTTACAATGCCAAAATGACCTACAGTCAGTGGCTTTTGAACAACGGTTTTGAAACAGTGTCACCAGATTCTTGGCATTTCGGTAAGGAAGCCCATAGTGCTTGGGCCAGTTTTATGTTACAATACATTGTCAAACACAAACTTATTTAGGTCCCAATGAAATACGTTCTTATAGATACAGCTAATCTGTTCTTTCGTGCCCGCCATGTGGCTTTTAGAGCCAGTGATGAATGGGAGAAAGTGGGCTACGCTCTACACATAACTCTTAGTGCAGTAAACAAAGTGGTCACAAAGTTCGGTGCTGATCACGTGGTGTTTGCGCTAGAAGGTCGTAGTTGGCGCAAGGATGTGTATGCACCTTACAAGCGAAATCGTAGCGATGCTAGAGCAGCACAAACAGAAAAAGAACAAGCTGAGGACAAGCTGTTCTGGGAAACGTTCGATCACTTGACTAAATACTTGGCTGACAGTACCAACTGCTCAGTTGTCAGAAATGAAAACGCAGAAGCCGACGACATCATTGCTCGTTGGATAGCATTACACCCCCAAGACCATCATGTAATTATTTCAAGCGACACCGACTTCGTCCAACTCTTGGCCGAGAATGTGGATCAATACAACGGCATCACTGACGAATTACTGACTGTGCGTGGGATATTTGATGCCAAAGGTCGACCAGTCATAGACAAGAAAACCAAACTACCTAAAACTATTCCCAATCCAGAGTGGCTGTTGTTTGAAAAGTGCATGCGTGGCGATTCCAGCGACAATGTGTTTTCAGCATATCCCGGTGTGCGTGTCAAAGGTACTAAGAATAAAGTGGGACTCACAGAAGCATTTGAAGATCGTGCCCGGCAGGGCTATGCCTGGAACAATCTTATGTTACAGCGTTGGAGTGACCCCGACGGTGTAGAACATCGTGTGTTGGATGACTACGAGCGTAATCGCATGTTGATCGACTTACGTGCTCAACCTCCCGAGATCAAACAAGCAGTCGATGGCAGCATTCGCAGCATGATCAGTCATAAAGATATTGGACAAGTGGGCATTAGATTCATGAAGTTTTGTGGCAAATACGAACTGGTCAAGGCCAGTGAATCAGCCGAGCAGTATGCTCGCTGGTTGAATGAAACATACAAAGGAGTGCTAGATGATTGTAGCGAAACCAGTAATTCCTAATCAATTTTGGATCCTAAAACAAAATGATCGCAAGGTCGGCAACATAGAAGCCAGCGCCGATGGGTTCAGTGTAAAAATTGGTGATAACACTCAGCGTTACAAGAACATCAATGTTATCAAACAAAAAATTCAAATTGCATTTGAACCTATAGTTCGCAGCAGAGCAGTTGTTAATCCAAATTCTGTACACGGATTTCCCACTTCCGGATTGGCTTATAATGCCATATACGATGTCAAGCATCAAGTACCACTGTGGACACGCGAACCCAAATCCAAATCATGGTATGCTGCCGGATGGTATTGTGTCAAGCAGGGTCGACATTGGACAACAGAATTATGCCCAAAATTAATTACCTTACAGCGATATTCGTATCGCGGTCCATTTCACACTGAGGAACAAGCCAATGAGCAACGTGTTTAGAGATCAAGCAAAATTTATGAATGCCTGCGGACAAACTGTGGGCAATTGCAATCAGGATCAGTTTGACTTGTATCTTAAATTGATACAGGAAGAAGTCGAGGAACTACAGACCGCAGTCGACAACAACGATCGGGTTGAACAGTTAGATGCCTTGATAGATATTCTTGTTGTCACAGTAGGTGCTGTTCAAAGTTTAGGAGCAGATGGCGAAGGTGCTTGGAAAGAAGTCATGAGCACAAACTTTGCCAAAATTGATTCCTTAACCGGCCGTGTTCGTAAACGCGAAGACGGCAAGGTATTAAAACCCACAGGCTGGCGTCCACCGGAATTGTCTAAATACATTAACCAAGAATAAGTTATGAAATCAAGAGACGAAATCATCACCGGTATGTGTTATACTTGGCGTCATGACTATGGTATAGTTAAAGATCCTGAATATAAAAATCATCAAAATGATGTTATTGATTCAATTTCGGCCGGTATGTACCGATGGGAACGAGAGCAATTGTGGAAACAAATGGCTCAGATATTTGACAATGATATTGCTCCTCACATGGAGTTTCGTGCAGCGGCAACATCGAGAAATATCTGCGGCAACGATTAGATTGATTTCAGCAGTTCAAATTTCTTAGAATCGTAAACTCGGTGGTGACTCTCGCCGTCGGGAGTCACCCAAAGCACATGCACCATTCTACCATTTCTTTGCAGTTTCCAACAACCATAAATGCGCTGATCGGTACTGGTTGTATAAGCTAATCTGAAATCAGCTGAGTCTGGTATAGGACACGCTTTCTGTGTCAATACTATTTGCCCGCCAGCTTCGTTTTCCATTACAGCCACTTCGTTGTCTGCCAATACTGCTGCTGTGAATAATAACAGTACAACAGCTAACAATCGTTTCATTTTGATCTCCAGGATATTATTATATAGCCATTTTGGAGATAGTTAAATATCTCACAGGAGACTTATATGAGCTTACACATCAATCGTTTTGTTGATCGAATCAAAGCAGCCGATGCCAGACACCAGCGTGACTTTACAATGAGCATGGCAGATGCAAAGGATCTACACGCAGACATCACCAAGTTGCTGCTGGCTCTTCAGACTTTACATGAGCAAGGTACTGCTGCTACTCAAAACCCCACTATAGAACTGGAAGTCACAGGTGGCACGTTCTAATAACGGCTTACATTTTAGATAAATAAATGTAGGAGTTTAATGAATGAGCAGACCTAAACCTCAAGTGTTAGTTGAATTAACAAACAAGAGCACCTACAAGACTGAACAGGTCTTGGCGGCCGAAGGCATATGGGCTGTGTTCTTTGATCACAAACCTATCAACCTCAAGACATCAAACCTGTTGGTGCAGTATCCTGGACCCAAGTACAAGAAGGTGTCATTCTCCAACCAAGGCCATGCCATCAACTTGGCCAAAAAGTTAAACACACAATTCCGAACAGACAAGTTTTCAGTGGTGTTGTTGACTCAAGGGGAGACCATATTCCCCAATGTCAAAGCATAAACTAACTCTACGCCTGATAGAATTACTGCCAGAGGATCACAGGATTACTTTGGAAGAAGCCATGGTGCTTTGGTACACCAATATCAGAAACAATGGCGGATTTCGGTTGACCCAAAATGGTTATCAAGCCTTGAAAATATTGGCCTTGGAATCTTGGTCAGTGCCGTTAAACGACATCAAGATTACCATGGATAAAAATCTCTTGTTGGCCTTGGATCGCAAGTTGACCTGGCCTTATTTTATTGACTACAAGAAAAAAGAAATTGTGTTTTATTCCAGCAAAGAAGCTGTCATGGCCACCATGTATGGCAACATCAAGAATTGGCTAGATAATACACCACAGCGGCGCTCTGTTCCTTAAAGTCGGCAATTAGTTTTTGTGGCCACTTGGTCAATACATATTCCTGCTGTGCTTGTAATCGATCTGCATATGGTTTAAGATCTGGTGTGTTAATTAGCAGGTCTTTGTTTCGACTTAATGCTTCACTCCATCGGAGCGTATCATCGTGTAACGTGTCGTAGGAATTATCAACTAAGTCATCAAACATATCAAATCCGAGAGATCTGCAATGTTCTACGATACCGGGATATCCTATAACAATTGGTATTTGTCCTGCTAATAATGCAAACAAAGTTTTTTCTGTAATAATGCCAGGAGTTTCTGTGTATTGTGTTTCTGTAACTATGTTGATCTTGGTAGTAGAGTACAACCAGGATAACCTTATAAAATTACTTTCATTCAAATCATGTTCTCCTGTCTGCCACTGATATGATGTATGATAAGCATCATAAGGCAATGGATCTATGTTTCCCAAACTGCTAATACCATTTGGATATGTTTTCAACATGTCATGTACATATCGACGATGTGGCCTGGCTGCTCCATTAAGACATTGCCAATTGCGTGTGCGCTCAGATTGAAATTTTTTTTGCCAATTTATATAAGGTGGTTGTTGCAGACGCATCATAATTTCATAACTGTGTGTAGGGAAATATACTAAATGACACGGCCCAGAGTACACAGATTTTAAATCATAATTCCAATGTATTATAACCACTTGATTGGCACGATCACCAAAATGCTGCTCGATTGCTTTAACCTCTGGGCAAATTCCCAAACTATCAATACTTACAAAATCTTGGCAATGCATAAGCACAACAGTTTGATCTGTCCATATAACCTCAGGATATCGAATCGGCCATCCGCAAATATCGTATGGTAATTGCAGACAAGTAGGTTGGTAAACTACATCGAACCCTGACTTTTGAAAAGTTTGAAGAAATAAATTGTTATAATGCACAACATTTACTTATAGATGTTGTAGTAGAACAACACGCAAAATTGACTTTATATCTATGACATGCTATAATATATAAACTATCTAATTTAAGGATTTGTATGCTTTCCA